GCTAATCTTGCCAAGAAATGAATAGCTCGCATCTAGCACTTCTTGGAATCCATGAGAATTGGTATGATGCATTGCAAAATACTTTTAACAAGTATCAGATAAACACCATTAAAAGGCAGGCTCATTTCATTGGGCAATGCGCCCATGAAAGTAACTGGTTCAATTTTCTAGAGGAAAATCTAAACTATTCCGCCCAAGGGCTAATGAGCATTTGGGGATCTCGATTCCCTACTATTGAGATAGCGCAACAGTATGCTAAACAGCCTGAGAAGATTGCTAATAAGGTTTATGGTGGGCGCATGGGCAATCTAGAAGATGGGGATGGCTGGAAGTATCGGGGCAGGGGAATTATTCAGCTTACAGGGCGAGAGAACTACAGGAACACAGGAAGGGCTTTAGGAGTGGATTTAGAGGGCTTTCCTGAGCTTGCTTTAGTTCCTTTGTATGCTTGCCTATCCGCAGGGCATTACTGGTCTAAAAAGGGCTTAAATGAGCTTGCAGATAAGGATGATTACAAAGAGATAACTAGGCGGATTAATGGTGGTCAAACTGGGATCATGGATCGCATCTACAAAACTAAGAAAACAGAAGAAGTTTTAGGTAGGCAGATTTAGGCTTCTATAGATCTTGCCATCTTCCCATTGCTTATCTTGCCCTGCTTGCTCATATAGCTCTATAACCTTATCAGGGTAAACCATTATAGGCTTCTGCTCTGTGAAACAGAATGCATAGATTAGGGGAGCTTCTTTGGTGGAAAACCATTCTAGAAAAAGCGGAATCATCTTAACTTCTGATTGCTTAAAGTTTCCTGTTCCTTTTACATTCACCACAAAGGTATGCTTGCCAGTATCTACTATGTAATCAGGTAGATTGCGAATCATTGTATTGAGCTTCCAATAGTGATCTATCTCATTATTCTTTTCATCGAATCCTAAGCGCCAATACTTGTATTGCATCTTGGTGCAGTAGTTCTCGAATAGAATCTCGCCATGATTCACTAGCTTTTGGCGATCTAAGAAGGAAGCAATATTTTTCATGCTAGTTTGATAAGAGGTGAACTAGCCAAAAACCCACATGAAGTAGAGCTTATCTCTCTAGTTTTCATGGTGCTTTGTGTGATTCTTCTTTAGCTTGGATAAGCGGTTCAGCTATCTCTAAAGCATCTAGCTGTTTAGCTAGAGCCTGTAAGATTGCAGATACCGAATGCCCTTGCCTAAGAAACTTCTGCACCAATTCACTAAGATCCTTTTCCATAGTTAGAATGGAATCGCATCATCTACAAGATCATCTGATAATTTCTTTGCTTTTGGCATCTCATCATCGCCTTTGGCTTTGAAATTATCCTTTTGCTTTGGCTCTGCAAAGTTAAGCCAACCATCCCAATTCACAGGGATCTGCTCAATCTTTGCAGCCATTCCGCCTTGCTTGGTATCCATTACAACTCCGCATTTAACCCATCGAGTTTTATCTGCGCCTGTGGAATCTTTGTAAACTCCGCCTTTTGCTAATAGATCATATTTAATTGCCATACATTTTCCTTTTTAATTGTTCCAATGCTTGTTCAACTTCATTTAAAAACTGCTTAACTTCTGCTTCCATTTCCTGAATATATGCATCATCCCTATTCAGGCGCACTACAAACAACTGAAGCTCCTCAGGCATCCTAGGATCAAATGATACAAAATCACACCATTTGCGCCCTGTGCAAGCCATCTGAGCCATCATTTGTGGGATATATCTACTGGGTGGTTTCCCATCCTGTATATATTCAATATGCGTAGTAGTGTTAGGGCATTTGATTTCCAATAGCCCATCTTCACCTATTAAGCCATCAGGAGAACATCCAAACCATTCAATAGTAGGATGATCCATGAATGGGATTTGCTCAACAAACAAACCCCTATAAGTTTCATATGCAATTCTAGCAAATGGCTCTTGATCTGTTCCCCATTGCATTGCTGAGTTAGTAAAAGAATCAGAAGGTTTTCCAGTTAATCTCTCAGCAACAAGATCCATCCTGTAATTCTTTCGCCCTGCTGATTCTCCTGATTTAACTTTAGAAAGCACATCTGCAACTTTAGAAGCTGTAACCTTGCCAGCCCTGAGCATCTTCCACTCTAGTGAGCCTTGCTCGATTGCAGTTGCAGATACTCGATCCTCTGTAGTGAATGTAGTTATGATTTCTCTCCTTGTTTCAATTTAATAAGCTCTTGTAGTTGCTTGCTGAATTGCTCCGCAGCCTGCGCTGCTTTTAGAGCATCATCCCAATGCTTAGTTAAACAAAATCTATACACATTGTTTATAGCCAGCTTAGTATCTAAATAGATTTCAGCATAATCTTCTTCTTGCATTTCATTCCTTATCATCATCTGAGATTGGTTCATAATCATTAACCTGAATAAGCTGAGTTTCCCCATCTTTTTCAAATTGCTTTTGTAGCTCTTTGCTCATTGCTTCAACTGCTGCTTTCCATCCAAGGGCAAAGAAATCTTCAGGCTTCTCTACTGGCTGATCCAGTTTGTTGAATGCTTCTAAGCAGAGCTTATTATCTATCATTTTTGCGCTTCCATTTAAAAGGATAAATCTCAGGTTTCTCAGGATTTACATCCTCAAGAGTTCTACTTAGCTTATCTCTGAACTCCTTCCATTTAGCCTGATAATAAGGCTGTTCGCTGGCAGGGATATAGTTGTATATCTTGCGCCATCTAATAGTAATATCAGTAGTGCTAGGTGTATAAATAAAATCATCTTGTTTCATTTTTTTTGCTCCTATATCTTTGTTGAGATTGGCGAGCAAGACAAAATTCACACTTCCATCTTTTTATCTTGCTACTTGTTTCCACTAATTTAAAACCTTCTGCATTGCGCATTGCTTGGCAACTACTACAGAATTTCCTTTGTATTCCATCCATCTTTCAAATAGCCCCATTCACTAGCATCCAAAACAGCAGATAATTTATTGCACACATCACAGCTATCAATCCATACTCTGTATTCATGGTGCTTTGGTTTCTGTGTTCCCCATTTAACTCCACAATCATGGCACACATTATCAGGCTGATCATCAGCTAGTCGCATTGAAGCTCCCTTTCTTAATATCATATGCATCTTTTAATTGATTAGCTAAACTCTTGAACTTTTTGAATTTAAGATAGCTTTCTTGAAATACAGTCCTAAGATCATCAGGAGTTGTAGTGTTTTTAATCTTATCTATGTAGGCAGTAACTTCATCTGCTGGATCTTCCTGATCTTCAGGCGGTATATCCTCATTCTGATAGATAAACAAGCCAACACCAAAACAGGCTATGCATTTGGTTAGGCAGCGCATCTGAGCATCAGATATTTTCCTAGCATCAGGATTCTTAATTGCATTATTCCTGTGATCCATTACTGGCAACTGCATTTTCAGAGTTTTGCCAAATGCAGTAACAGAGCATGAAACCATCACAGTATCAGCATAATATTTAGGATCTTCAAACTCCCAAGTAGCCTGAGGGTCATTCATCATTAGCACATCTACAGCATATGCCCATGAAAGATAGTTAAGAGATCCCTTCTTCTTTATGCGATCTGTTACATCTATTTTTCTTACTTCTTCAAATTTATTCATAGTTCATCACTCGCTTGAGCAATAGCCTTTTCTTCCCAATATGTATAAACAGCCGATTGGATAAGCAAGCCTAGTGTTGCTTTATCATTTGTTATTAGCGCCTGCTCTATGGATTCTTGATGCTTATATAAGCATTCCTCATAGATCGCTTCCATAAAGTTATCAAAGTTATCAGGGTTCATTTCCCCATGTAGAAGCTCTGTGATTCTCTCATCTATCTGAGCTTCTCGATCTCCGCTTTCCCGATAAGGAGATTCCAGCCATGCATCATATTTGTTCATCTTGTTTCCCTTTAGCAGCTTGAATAGTTTAGATTAACATCTTCCATATTTTTGCAAAGACTAAGATCGCCTGAAATTGTCGAATATTCCCAAGACCAATTAACAGTATCAAATTCTTTTGGAATGTATTCTGTTCTCTTGCCTGATTTGAGCAAGCCATCATGGTGCGCATAACCTAGGGTTTCGCAAATATCAAAGTAGCAATCATAAGTTATGTAGCCTACTAAAGCTCCATGCTTATTAAAAAGAGAGGTATGTTTGCTGAAATAATATTTTGGTTCTCTAATGAATCCGCCATGAGCCAAAACCTGAATTGCTTCTTTTAGTTTGTAAGTTTTCATCTTGTTTCCTTTACTTAGTGATATACCAAACATACTGCGCAAAAATAAACAGGGCGATTGTTGCTATTACCATATGCCAATTCTTGAGTTTCATATTGTTTCCTTTGTAAATTAAATAACACCAAAGCTAACTGCCATTGATTCTACTTCTACTTCTTTAATGGTTACTTTGCATCCTTTGAGCTTATATCTGTTTGCAATTTTTTCAGCAGTTTCTTTTTTTGATACCTGATCAATAAATTTGTTATCTGCTTTAATTACAAATGCTTTTGTTTTAATCCACTTGCTCATCTTGTTTCCTTTCTTGTTAAACACAAACTTTTGCATAAACTGTATGGTATTGGCGATTAAAAGCATTATCGGCAACCGCTTTTACTTTATAGTTGTTATATTGATTTGCTAACTTTGATTGAGCTTCTTTTAATTTTGCAAGCATCTCATTAGCATCAGATTCATTTTCAAATTGAGCAATTGTTTCCCAATCTTCATATGGATATTGTTGAACTACATAAAATTGTTTCATTTTGTTTCCTTTCTTGTTAGTTAATCTACAACTACAGAATACCACAAATGTAGAGAAATCTACAATTATTTACTAGGTATTTTCCCTAATCTACATAAATCTATGAATCTACAGGAAAAAGGGCTAGAATCTACATAGTTTCTACAAAAGGAGAAAGCATGGAAGCGGTGCAACAAACTCAATTTGATAAGGCTTTAGGGGTATTTGGCTCAATCAAAGGCATGGCAGAAAAAGTAGGTGTTAAGTATGTATCTTGCTATGCATGGTATATGAGGGGCGGTAAGATCCCTAAGAAGCATCATAATGCGGTCATACAGGCTTCGGAAGGCAAATTAACAGCCCAAGATCTTGAGTAGCCTAAATCAGCGCACAATAGCCCTATATGAGCAACAGGGCTATAAATGCGAGGTAGTGGAATCCTACAATGCTTTTACCAAGCGCAAAAAGGATCTTTTCGGGATCTTTGATGTGCTAGCAGTAGGAAACTGTGAAACTATTGGGATTCAGATTACAAGCAAACCAAATATGTCAGCTAGGATCAAGAAAATTCAAGAAAGTGAATATATAGTAGAACTTATTAGATCAGGCTGGCGAGTTGTAGTGATTGGGTGGTTTAAAAATCCCAATGGAAGGTATGATTATAAAATTTTTGAATTTTGATTTATAATTTTTACAGCAGATTGATCCCTGCGCATTTAATCCCATAAAGACCCCTTCGGGTTGCTTTGAGCATTTAGCAAAATTTGTGGGATATTTTGTTAAGTGGGATCAACTTAGAGCAACTCCAAGGGGTTTTTCTATTTCTGCTCGCACTCCTAGCGAAATTAAGCACCTGAATGGGTGGCGAGGAAGGAAACACAGGCTCATTACCCGATGGCAAGCCTAGCAGCCTTA